TTGCGCTCTCATTACAGTTGATTTACCATATTTTTGTGTTGCTTTTTTAACTCCATGTTTTGCTAAAAACCGAACAACGGTTGCTATTGCTGCTGCTGCTATTGGTGCTGCCATACTTTATCTCCATTTATTCATATTGAGAGCGAACCATTGTTCTATGAACCTTATCTTGTGCAAGGTTTCTCAATGCTTTAAAATTATCTATAATAATACCATCTTCTAACTCAACAGTGTCTTCATAAGTTCCACCGTTTATCGTTGCTCCATAGTATCCATCTAGGGTTCCTGCTGACATCATCTGCGTCATCATTAATAACTGTCTTGTTGGGTTCGCAATTTGTTCAGCCGCACCTGCTATCGCAAGTGCTTTCTCTATTTTTAACTCTTGTTCTTCTTCTTCCTCTTTATCCTTTTCTTCTTCTACACCTTCTTCCTCTTCAGTTTCTGCTTTCTGATCTAACTGAAATTGTACCCAGTCATCATAATAAGGATCATTTATATCTGGTTCACTATCTATTAAACCATTATCAAGAAGATACTTCATAAGGGCATCTTCATACCCCGGACAAGAAGAATCAGTTAAAGGTATATTACAAGTATCATACATATAGTTATAAGCTACAATAACATCGCTTAAAGAACCATCACCATCAACAGATATACTTCCATCTCCCCATGACGTACCTAAAGAAGGTGTTACAGTATCAAAGCCTATCTTAGTATTACCGGGTATTTTATCCCAGTTATCATGACGTTCATATATATTACCTGCACTATTTGCATTCTTGTTTACTATAGAAACTGTAGCATCTGCTCCTTCTTCTTTAGCAATTGTGTATTTGTGGTATACACCCTGTACTTTTAATCCTGATTCAGCTGGTAATACTTTAGTCATAGCCCAGTTGTAACCTCTTGTAGTTACATTATCAGTTCTTCCGTACAGTACCTCAGATAAGCAGTAAGAGGAGTGCAAGCAAACCACCGATGCCAGCAGCACCTTTGGCAGTATTCTTATCATCATCCGACCACTCCTTTGCAGATCCAGACTTAGCACCTGGTACTAGCTGTGGGTTATTCTTCCATGCTTCTTTTGCTGGTTGACCTACAAGTCCATCGAACGGACAAGGAGTTCCTGCATTAAGCATACTTGTAAAAATTCGTTTATCTTGGCACATTACAGATACAGCTGCCACCTTCATCCCCATATCATATAATACCTTAGCATTTTTAAGTCTTTCACAATTCATATCACGTACAGTTTTACCTGCAGATATACCTAATATCTGTGTCTGAACTGCACCACTTACACCAACTGTACAAAGATCAGAGTTTGATGCACTGATATTTGGTGACATAGCTGAAGGTGGTGGTGACTTAACTGTAGTCTCTGATGACATATTAGAGTTAACATTAGAGTTTGTATTACTATTAGTCTCTATACAGTTAGCATTAGTTGCACTATCACAACCCTCCGCACTTGCAGATCTAACACATAGTATAAATATAGTTATTGCAATTGCGACAAAAATCATTATGCTCTTTTCATTCTTAGCCATTAAGTGTCCTCCGGTAATGCAAAGCACCAGGTCTTTACTGATGAAGCATTATCTGGGGCGAACTCCCATATCTTTTTATTAACTGTTTGTTTAGTTACTTCACAAGCTTCGTAGCTTGGTAATATATCTGGATATGCTTTTATCATGCACATTTGATCTAAGTCAGTACACAACAATGCTAATACAAAATACATTGTGTACCTCCTAGGTTTATTGTTTCTATAAGGAGAGCATACTAACAGTTGAACCACTTCATTTGAAAAATAGGTTCTTGATTAATATCCTCTATAATATTAACAGTGTTTATTGGCACTATTCCTTCTAAATAATAGTCTATTAACGTGTTAGCTATCTGCTCCTCATGTTCGACTATAACCACTTTGTGTTGTCTGGTTCCCAATCTGCTGTCCTCTGTGTAAAACTTATATTTCTAGTTGTTAACCTATCCCAGTGTGTACGCAAAACTTCTGCGCATATAGCTAATGATATAACCATATCGTCGTAACATCCGGGCGCCGCCTCCGTTTTTCCGGTTTCGGTAGATATATACTCCTTCAGCTCCTGTATTAACTGCGGGGAAGGTATCATTATCTCCTCGTTTTCTATAAGGTTCTTTAAATTTCCTATAATTGCCGGCTTAGTACCTGTTGTAGTCCTAAATCCTAGCCTAGTTCCCTCTTCATTGCTTACATTAGCGATCTTAGTCTGCCTATATAGGTTAATATAGTCCATTGACTCCAGCTTTTGCAGGGTTGCAATGCCCATTGAGTTAGATTCTACTGCGAGTAGCGCATTATTGTAGTATCTACCTAGATAAAACAGGAGTTCTCCCCACATTGAGGGGTCAATACGGTTATTCCTGTAGGTTGCTACCACTTCTCGCTGCTTATTCATAACAACACAAGCAGAATAGTCTTGACCTACACCTAAACAGACATCTGCTCCTATAACATAGGGCTCTTCCCACTTAGGAAAGTCGTATATGTAGAGGTTTCCTTCTCTATGTTCGTCAAGCATCTTGCTGTGTGGGTCCCACTCTGATCTTCTTTGATGTGGTTTTGGCAGTAAGGCATCCAAGCGCTCCAAGTTGAAGACGTTAGATCCACTAACAATAAACGCTTCGTCAGCTGTTGCTGGGTATTCTTGTTTAAACTTAAGCTCTCCACCTTCGGCAATCTTAAGTCTTCTCCAATATAGTTGGTCATTATCTAATCCGTACTTTTCTACTAGCGCTTCTTCCTCTATAGTTAATTCCATAGCCTCTGGTGCTGTTCTTCTATATTCATCTGTGATATACCAAGGAAGAAAAATTGGTACATATTCATTCTCATTATTGCACGCACCCTTCCACAACCTATAAAACTCCCCTTGAGCACCATTGGCTGTCGACTCTAGTATAACCTCAGTACCTTCAGCTGCAGATATACCTTGAAACAAACCAGCTAAGATCTTCTCATCATGTTGCCAGAAAGCAATCTCTGACAAATGAGCTATAGTCGGTGTTGTTCCTCTACCTGCCTCTGGCGAACCTGCTGTATATAATCTATAGGACGCTGTTGCATCCTTGTCAGGCATAGCTGGACTATTAATAATAATCTCTTTAGCATTTGAGCGTAACTCCGTAGGTGACAAATCACCATCTATCTGCTTAATTAAGTTTTTACTAAGAGCAAACAAAGCATCGGATGTAGCAGAGTCATGAGCCATAACAACTGATCTAGCATAAGGAGTAAAGTAAGATTTCCAAAATACTCTACCAGCACAATAGGTAGAAATACCCTGCTGCCTAGCTTTAAGTATAATAGCTCTAACCTTTCCAGTCTCTTTTAGTTGTTCATTTAATTTTTCTGTAATTATCTTTTGACATTCGTTAAGTTTAAAAGGTACAAAGCCCTGCGATGCATCCTTAGTAATAATCTTAATCTGCTGTTCAGCAAAAGCAGCAAAGTCATTTTTGTATTCATCTAACTTTCCACGTTTTTGCTTCTCTTTTAATAACTTAGTTAATTCTCTTTTATCCATTGTTTAAGCCCTCGGTTTCTATGAGGGGAGTATGGGTGCGTGGGAGAGAGAATAAAGAAGGTTTTATATATCTATACCATCATACCTATATCTTACCCCCTCTTTCCTCCTACATCTTCTCCTATATACACACAAAAATTACCCACGCGTAATTTTCTCTATACATTAATTATATACTACATATAATTATAAATTTAAATTCAACAAATAAAGGAACACCATATGCAACATTCAACTCAACCAACAAAAACACCAACAATCAAATCACTTCAATCTAAAATCAAATACCTTCAACATCAACTCAAATCACATACTCCAACTATAAAACCAACCAATCCTTCTACACCAACTCAAATTCAAACTACAATAACAAAACTAACTTTATTCCCAGGATCTAAAATCAACTCCAAATGGTCGAAGGATATGGTCGGCATCACAACTCCTAAAGGTAAATACATTGCTCATCTTTACCAACTACCACACTTCACCAAACTCCTTAACTCAAAGGACACTGTAACTCTAACCCTAAAACCCTGCTACTTCCACAAATCCCTCCAACTAGCCTCATGAGGGCTATAAGGAACCTCTCTTCGGAGGGGTTCCACTCTCTTTTTTTTTGTATTACCACCAAGACCGGGGTTGTCCACTCCCCATGTGCCAATAAAGTGAGGATGCTATTACAAGACCGGGGTTGTCCACTCCCCATGTGCCAATAAAGTGAGGATGCGACTGTCCTGAGTACGACATTAAACTGCTCTAAGATCAATCCTAAGGACCTTGGGGTTGCACTGAGTGTTGGATGACTGGCAAGACCACACAGAATCACCAACAACCCGCAGGGGCGAACCAATAAATGTGGTCACAAATCCATTGAAAGGAACTAAAATGGAAAAATCTTATAATGTAACTATCACGATCTCAATGCTTAAATTCAAGCAAGATCCTAATTCTTCTGCTACTCTTATAACTGGCAGAACTCGCAAAGCATCATGGAAATCAATGATGACTAGACGTCAAATACGAGCATTTGGCAAATCCCCTGCATTCGGTGCTGATTACATAGAAGTACGTGTGGATATCGAAGGTGATCCTAAAGGTATGGAAAGAACTATAAATCCTTACCTTTCAGGCTACTCAGAGTCTATTCATCATGATGATGGCACCGTCACATATATCGATAGTAAATTCTAAAAGATTATATACTCTCCTTATAGGAGTGGGTCGGTAATATACTCTACTTACTCCTATAAGATACTCTTAATGTAACGAAAGGAACTGT